TGTAACAATTTTAGTTTCTATTTGTTTCAAAGAATCTTTTTTAGTTTCTTGTATTGCTACTTTACGTGAACCACAACTAAATAATATTAAACTAACTAAAATATATATCGCTTTCATAATTTCTTCTTCTTGTTAAACCTGCAACTACTTTTTTATTTACTTTATTCCACTTCTTAAATTCTAAGCCAATTAAAATATCATTGTGATTTTTATTCACTAATTTTAAAAGCGTACTATTCATAAAATTAGCCATTCCAATATTATAAGCTAAAGATACACAAGCATTAAATTGATTTTGATTTAATGGCGTTTTAACTAAATTAGAAACTTTACTTGCAAATCTATCAGCAATTACTTTAAACATATCAAACGCTTGTTGTTTGTTTATTTCTTTGTCTAACATTATTACACGTTTGCCATCAGTATAATATGTGTTACCATACCCTATTGTCGGTACTTTTGCAGAACATAAATAAGGCTTTGCACTATATCCTTCAAACTCTGTAATTAAAAGATAGCCGCTGTTATTTAATTTACGCATATCTTAAATTTGTTTTATTTTTATTAATTCCTTTTAATTGCATACATAAAGTACTTTCTTTTATATTGTAAATTAAAGAAGCCTCTCTCAAAGATTTATAAAATATTCCATTACTAATATCTATAATAATTTTTGATTGATTATTATCTTTTCCTATTTTTGATAAAGATAATTTATTTTTATGTTCTTTTGAAAATTCTTTACCAAGCCAAAATTTAGAATTATTCATAATCATTTTTTTTCTTGATTCTATTGATATAATATTTCCTATAAGTTTATTAGATATTTTATCTTTAATTTTTTGTGAATTTTCTTTTTTTGTCCAATGATTCTTACTTTGATTTCATTTCTTCACCTGATATTCCACTTCTATCATTAGTTTTTGTTAATAAGCAATTTAAACCATTTATTCCTATAGCTGAATATAAATCTTGATAATATCTTTCTTTATCATTTAATTCTATAATTTCACACTCGCATAAAACTTCAAAAGTGTGATTTTCAAAACCATATTTTTTTAATGAACGATATAATTTTATTTGTGGTTTGCAATGAAGAAATTTATATTTTAAAAATCTACTTTCAATATCTATACTTTGTCCTATATAAATTTTTTTTGTTGGACTTGTTATTTTATAAATTCCTATCATAATATTTTTTTAATACAAATATAATAAATTTAAATCATTATTTAGCTTCATCTTTTTTGCTTTTTAACCAATCAAATATTTTCATACCTGTATATATTATTGAAACCAATAGTAAAACTACTTTTAAATTTGCTTCTGCTTTACTTAATGAAAACAAAAATACACCTGTATTCAATAAATAAATTTTTAAATTATCAATCATTTTCTTAATCGTTCTACTATTGTTGTAACTCCTTCTATTCCTATGTAAGCTGTAGCAATAATAACCCAATCACTTGAAGTTAATTGACCGCTAAATAAACCCCCACAAGCTACCATAAAAACAAGTAACTTGCGTGAAATCCATTTACTTAATATTAAATCAAACTGTTCCTTGCTCATCTTTTATTGTTTCACATCCAGCAAAACCGTGTACTGGATTATTCGGGAATATTTCGTTACTTCCAAAGTCAATTGTAGTATCACTCATTACGTCGTAAGCATATCCGTCAGCAAATACTGGAGCGGTTACTTCGTTAAAATCTGCATCGTAAACACCATTAATAATTATAATTTTACCAATTTCTACAATAGCTTGAATTCCTTTCCCGTAAACAAGTTGCTTTTCTTCGCTTAAATCCTCAACCTCAATATAAACCCCCTTTTTTAAGAAGTCTTTTATTGCAGTTTCTTTATCTGTATAATTTAATTTATATATCATTTTATAGTGTTGTTAATTGTGCAAGTTCAGTGCTACTTAATGCTGTTTTATAAAGCTGTATTGAATTTATATTTCCAAAAAATGTATTTGCTCCGTTTTGTGCAGTTTCTAATTTTGAAAGTGTAGTTCCTGAAAATGTTGTTCCAACTAAATCTTCAGCAACTTTACTTCCGTTTATCCATAATTCAAATCTATTAGTTTTATATACTACAGCTATTTTATTCATATTTGTAACTGTTAAAGCTCCAACTAATAAACCACCTTGTGTAGTTCCTGCAACTTTCACACCACAATAAATAGAACCTGCACCCCAAAAACCATAATATAAATCAACTATATTATTATTAGTACCATCAGAAAGCGTTATGTGTTTTTCAACGTTATCATCAGCAATGTTTTTAATTTGACAAAATAAAGTTCCTTCTGTTTGCCCTATTAAACTACTTATTCCTGTTTTAGATATTACATCAGCGTTTCTTGATTGAATACTTGCTACTGTTGGAATATATGAAGTTGGGTAACTTGCTGCTTCTAATTGTATTCCTGTAATTTTAAAAGATTTTAATACTTGCGTATCGTATCGAAGAACGCCATTATTTGCATTAATTCCTGCACTTGTTGCTGTTCCACTTAATCTGTAAACATTATTTCCGTAACTTTCAACTTTCAAATTATTTGTAACAACTGCTCCCGCTATAACTAAACAAACATTTCCCGTTGTTTGACTTGCCGAAAGTATTGGAACTGAATTATCATCCATTTTTATAAAAGCAGAAATAGCGTAAGTTTGTACTGTTGTAACTATTGTTTTATAAGCTAAAGCTAAAGCAGTGTTTGGAAATTGTATTGCATTTGTAAATGAATTAAAAGAACTCGACGCATTAGTAACATTTATCGCAAAATATGTGCTTACATTTCCGTCACTATTTGTAGCTAAATTTGTTCTTTGTCCCTCTACCAATAAACTCGGACAACTTCCGTTTGTGTAATCAACACGAGGTATATTTACCGCTACGCTTTCAATCAATCCCGCACTATTTACTCTCGTTGCAGTTGTAGCACGAACTACATCCAAATCGCCCAAAGTTGTGTTTGGAACTACTGAATATAATTTACTTGCTTTATATGCGTTTGGCGTAACAACCAAACTTGCTTTATCTAATAAACTCATATTTTATTTAAATTAGTTAATGTTGCGTTTAAACAAGTTTCTGCTTCAAACAATCCGCTATCTGCTAAAACCCTTGTCTTAAAATTAATTATTATAGTTGGAACAGGCGAACCTACTATATCTGTTTCACCTGACCAGCTTAAAATATAAATAGAACCCCACCCAATTAAATTGTTAATAGCACCTTGTCCCCAACCTATTACGTTATTTACAGCACCTTGACCCCAACCTATATTATTTGCCATAATTAATAAACTTTAGTTAGTGTGAAATTTTGTGAGCGTATTGTATTAGTAGCAGATGAAGTAATCCATTGTGCAGTAATAGTTAAAGTATTTGAAATAGTAGTATTAAATACAGTATTGCTTATTTGTCCAAAGTTTATTCCCTCTATTGCATTTGAAGCATTTTTATTATATGTAAATACACCATTTGCTGTTAATTCAGCAACTCCAGCAGCTCCAATTTTAGAAACTGTAAAGTCTAATATTAAATCAAAAAACTTATTAGTAGCAGTTGCCAAAGTATAAACCAAAGCATCAATAATTACAACCCCATTTGAACGCACTCTAAAGTGTATTTGTTCGTTATTTGCATTTGTTAAATTACCGCACATTTTAGCAACAAATGAATCACCAACTTTAAAAGCATTTGCAGGAACAATTAATGTGCCAACTCCTGTTCCTATCAAAGATGCTTCGCCACTTGCATAAACTATTGGTGTACTTAATGCTGTTTGTGCATATAAACCATTTGAAGCCAAAGAATATACTTCAGTAAAGTTATCATTTACTTTATCAAACGCATTTCTTACTGTATCACCAGTTCCATCGTTTGCAGTTGTTCCTATATTAATTACTTGTATCATTTTTTTTATCTAATTTATTTAAAAAAATTTCTAATTTCTTTACGTTTACTTCTTTCGGCTTATATGTTTCTTTTATAGTACCCATCCTACAAAATTGCTATCTTTATCTGGAAATACATCAGCATTTGAATTACTATTATATTCAGGAAATAAAACTTGATTAAAACTCATATAATCTATAAATCTATTTGTATAAGATTGTGCAACATCACGCTCTTTTTCAATTAAAAAGTCTATTTCATTTTTTTCAACTGTAGTACTATTTTCAGAATTATGTTTAAATACTCCTTTATTTGATACTTTATAAGCTGCGTAAGGTAAAAACTCTACCATAGCCCAATGTATTACCATCGGTTTAATATATACGCTTAAAAGCGTTGTATATGGGCTTGCTAAATTACCAGCTACAATACCATCATTAATCTTGTTATATAGTTTTGTTCCTAAATAATTCTGAATGTGTAATTGCTGTGCTTGAAAAATATACTGAGTATAAATATCAGGGTCTAAATTACCATTTAAAACAGTGAATTTAACTATATCGTTTGTTGAAATAAATAATCCTTGTGCCATATCTTAATTAATTTGTATATCCCATTTTATCCCAATACTCTTGTGTGTAACCTTTTGTAGGCATATCACTTGGCTTCATAGAAACTTCTTTATCATTTCTAATTCTATAACCATATTTTTCAGCAGTTGCAGCACTAATTACTTTTTCTTTAGCATTTGGATTTGTAGGGTCAATTTTAACACCTTCAAAATTAGCATAAGTTCTACGAAGCCATTTATGATTGCATCTTGCTCCGCCCTTGTATAACCAGATAGAATAAGAATCAGAACCACCTTTTCCAAAGCCTGAATTAACAACCTGTGATTCCATATTTATAATATCTTCTTTTCTGTAAACTTTATCTGAACGTAACATCTTGCTGCAAAACTCTCTTTCACCTGTTAAATCACCACTATATTTATATCTTGTAATAAATTGAATACCATCAATAACTTTGTCTTGTTCGGGACTTTTAATATTTGGTCTTGCAGTTCCTGTTGAAGTAATAAATTTCCATATTTTAGATAATGTACTTTTCTTTTTATTATTTAAAGTATTAATTTCAGCATCTAATTCTTCTTCAGTGTCATAATCAACTTCAGTTTCATCAATCAAAAACCATTCGTCGCTTAATGTTTCGCCTTTTTCAATTAATAAATCAGCAATAGAATCTGTAGCTAAATTATGTGAACACATTTTAACGCCAGTTTCTTCTTCTGTAGTTTCTGCATTCATACCCGTTGTATCTACGAATTCTAAAGGTTGTATTGTTTTAAAATATAATTTTAATGATATACTATTAATAGCTAAAATTTCGTCTAAAGCATCAACTATTTCTAATTGATATGGTTTTATAACTATATTATCAAATAATAGCGTAGCAGTCTTTATTTCATCAGCATTGTTACCTAATCCACCACCTGATTCTCTAATTCCTAATAACATTGGACTTGTAACTCTATGACCTACAATTAACTTTTCAAAACATTCTTTAGATAAATACTCGTAATGTGCAGGAGCATCATTTAAAGGTAAATCATCAACTGTAGTTTTTGATTCAGCATTAGCATTAAAAGCAATAATAACTTTTTCACCTCTTGCCCCTGTTAATTTACCTAAAACATCACGCTTCATTTTATCACGCATTTCTTCAGAAGGAATACCATTATTGAAATTGATAACTTTAGTTCCACTAAAACCATTTTGACAATCATTAATTTGATAATCTGCTATGTTTTCTTCAAGCAAAGCATAAGGCAAAGAACCTGAATAATCTATTGGACTGTAATAATCAAAACCTGATACATAAGGATGTAAAATATATAATTCAACTTCATTACCATTACCAAATCCAAAAGCAGGAATGCGTTTTAATTCTTCGCTTGGTTTCTTTTTAGTCCAATCAGGGTGGTAGTACCAATTTTCTATTTGTCCTTTATCATTGCATTTTTCAGCACGTAATGTATGCATCGGAAAATGAAGTATTTGCTTTACTTGTTTCTTTTCCATTACAACTTGCATTGCAGCCATTCCTAAAAGTTTTCTTTCTAAAGCTATTTTCTTTAAATCAGAATCTTTTATAATAGATTTCATTTGTGCATATTCATTTGGCTTTTTATTAGAATCTAAAGCATCTAATCCTTTGCCATAAATCATATTTGCAACCCCTGTAATAATAGCTCCATTTGTAGCACTATATAAATACCTGTCAATTAAATATTGAAAGTAATTATTATCTGCACCATACTCAATATAGTTATTCTTCTTGTTTTCTTGTATTACAGGACTTGTATAAGCACTTAAATTTACAATTGATATATTACTCATATATTTTAAATTCGTTTGTTGTAACGTTTGCTACGTATTGATTTTCATTAACAGTATAATTATCCTTGTTTTGATTTGTACAAAATATTTTATCTCTATAAATTAAAGAATTTTCACTACTAAATTGTGTCATATCTGCAGTTAATATATTATTATCAACTGTAATAGTTCCATTATCAGCAGTAAAAGGCAAAGCAGTATTTAAGACAGTTAAATTATAAAAAGTATTTTCTTTTAAATCTAAAATTAAATCACATTTTAAATAATATCCATCAACTACAAAAGTAGGATTTAATGTAACTGAAACATTAGTAGTTTCATTTCTTAAAATAAGCGTATCAGCCAAGTAAAATCTTGGAATGAATTTTATAGTTTGTGATTCTATTTGCTGTTTTAAGATTATCATATAATATTTTTTATATTAATAAATTAAAATATAAATTGTTTTAAAACAAAAAAGGCATACTAATTAAAGTACACCTTTTTTAAAAAAAACAAATAATAATATTATGCTACAGTACCTTCAACAATAAATTCTAATCCAATAGAATCTATATCGTTATTAAGAATAAAATTAGCAGCAATAAATTCAGTTCCTAAAAATTCTAATTTATAACCAGACATATCACTCATTGATGCACCTGTAGAAATTGTAGAAGTAGTTAATTCCATACCTTTTTCTTTTCCAGCTAAAAATATGTTTCCGTTATTATCTTCTACAAATATTCTTGGTCTACCATAACTTAAAATTTTAAGTTGTTTGTGGTCGGCAATAGATAACTTTTTTAAATGTAAAGTTAATTTTTGTTCTACAAAAGACGAACCATTTTCTCTTGATGAAGTAACTGTTTGTTCAAAAGTTGAAGCCCCTTTTAATTCGTACTTATATAGTGATGCATCACCAGGATTTGATACGTTTTGTATTACATCATTGCCATCAACAGTTATAACGGTACTACTAAGATAATTAAAAAGATAAACTGCCCTTATTCCACCAATAACATTCTTACATTGTTCAGCTCTTCCCAAAGTTATATCGCAAGGCATAGTCTATTTTTTTAAAATTAATATTATGCTACAGTACCTTCAACAATAGAAGCTAATATACCTGTAGTTAATGGTCCAGTTACAAAGTTTGCAGCAACAGGCTCCATTCCTTGAAATTCCATAGAATATCCACTTTTATCAGCCATAGCAGCACCATTTGAAATAGTTGCAGTTACTAAGTCCATACCTTTTGTTAAACCAGCTAAAAAGAAGTTTCCATTGTTATCTTCAATGATAACTTGTGGTCTACCGTAAGATAATAATTTCAATTGTTTATGGTCAGCAATAGTTAATTTTGCTAAACTTAAACTTAATTTTTGGTCTACAAATGTAGTTCCATTTTCTCTTGAACTTGTTACAGTTTGTTCAAATGTAGAAGTTCCTTTTAATTCATATTTATAACCTACAGGAGTTCCACCTAAAGCAGTTATAACATCTTCTAATCCTGCAGTTGCAGAATAAGTTACCGTTGTTGCATCACCCCAATTAATGAAGTACGCAGCTCTTAATCCACCGATTGAATTTTTACATTGTTCGGCACGTCCTAAAGATATATCGCAAGGCATAGTTTATATATTTTAAAGTTAATAAAAAAGGGAGCGATTAAACTCCCTTCTTAATTTGTTTCTAATTATGCAGCAGGAGTGTAAAGTACAATTTCAGCACCAACTCCGTATTGAACAGCAGCGGTAAATCTCATTATTACTCTTACATTTTCAGAACCGTCAATGTCCTGTAAATCAATCAGTTTAACTTCATTGTGGTCAGATAATAAACCTGTTCCAAAATATAAGTTAGATTTTTGAGCAGCCATCATATAATCGTTAGCCAATCCATTTGCAACAAAGATTTTAACACCATCAAAAGATAATGAACCATTATTGAACCATTGTGTACCTTGTGCGTTTGTACCGTTAGCACCTAATCCACTTGCACCAAATCCACCTAAAGCACGTACATAATCACGAGCAACTGATTGTGAAACGTAAAGATATAAATCTTCTTTTCCGTACAATGTAGCAGGAATAGCATCTACCAATTTCCCAAGTTCGCCAATAACGTTCGCAGCAGTAATTCCACCTGAAACAGGAGAAGCTACATCAATAACAGCTGCATCAGCAGTAGCTAAAGTAACAAGTCCATCAAATTCACCTGCAGTAGCAGTAGCACCTTTCCAGATATTGTTTTCCATTTTCTCAGCAACTTTAGCAACAACGTGTGCTAAGATAAAATCAGCGAAAGCTGGAGGCAAATTATCAAATGCAGAATATCCCATTTGAACTGCTTCCCAATCCGATTTAAACGTTTTTTTACAAAATTCAAGATTTACTTGAAATTCTTCAGGAGTAATAATTCTTTCAGTTAAAGTAACTGTAGAAGTAGAAGTAAAATCACAAGTAGCATTAGCAACGATTGCATCAGTAGCAATTCTTTTGATAACTTCTTTAAATTTAATGTTTGGTTTTACTTCGATACCGCCATTAGCGATTGTAGAACCTGAAAGCAATGCAGCAGAAATATATTTTCCTGCATTTTCACCAGCATAAGTTGTGGTAATTGATGTTGTAGTAGCCATAGTTTATTAATTAAAAAGTTTTGCCATAACTATATCTTGTGTAGTCATTTGGCGATTAGTTGATATTTTATTTAGTTTAACTTCGTTTTTAACTTCAGGCGAGTGTGTTAATGGTTCAACAACAACTTCTGAACTTAATTCTTCTTTAACAACTTCTTTTACTGATTTTAATTCAGCAATTTCAGTTCTTAGTTTTTCAATTTCTGCAAAGAACATTTCTTTAGAAACTGATTCTACAATTCTTTTTGGAGTTGCTACTGTTTCAGCTTGTGCTTCAACTTCTTCTTCAACTTCAGGAGCTTCTTCTTCTACAATGGCTTCTTTAATTTCAGCAATAATACCTTCAACGGCTACTACTAAAATCATTCCATCTTCAAGTTCGTATTCGCCAACTGGCATTGCAATACGTTCTTCACCGTTTACAATAAAAACAGCATTATCTGTTTCAAAAGCATCTGCTTCTAAAACAGTAACTCCATCTTTAAGTTTCATTTGAGCAAGATTTACATCTATACCCAAAAGAGTTTTGATTTCATTAATTACATTCATATTAAAAATTTTAAATTTATATATTAATTACTTTTATTTATATTTGTTATAAATTAGTTAATTATTTGTTAAAGTGAATTTTATATTATAAAGTTTTATATATTTGTAAAAAAATAAAATATGAAAAAAAATAAAATAATAGGAATATCAAATGGAATTACTTATAATTTAATTGATGCAGATTTATCAAATAATACAGGATTAATAGATTCTGTTTGGGGAAGTTGTGTTTGGTGTAAATTTGATAAAATAATAATATGATTTATATTATAATTTGGTCAATGATAATTTCTTTTTTATTAGGAATTAATATAGGA